TACCTGCACCGCCTCTCGCCTCATACGATTCATTGGTCTTAAGTCGGTGAACGCCACGGGTGCTTAAGTCCATCGTCATTTTCAATTCTTCGTTTTCATTTGCCGTAAATGTGAGCGTTTGAACACGATTGCCTCTTGCGATTCGCACAAAGTTATGCGACTCGGTGGCTAAGGTGGTGTCTCCCGTGATGAAAGTGTTTGAGGATTCCAATTTGCTAAGGGTTTGCTCAAGGGCAAACGAAGGCAATTCTTCACCGTTGGCTTCGGTAAAGGTGTAAGTAATTGGGGCCGTTAGAGCAGTAGCGGTAGTGGTTGTTCTCGTCAGTTGCTCAACATTGGTGTGAGCATCCAAGTGATTTAACAATGGCGGAGTTAATGCCGTCCCTGCCGTTCCTGTTGCGGCATATCCTGTTTTGTAGAAAATTGGGCCTTGACTTAAATGAGTCGTAATAGTTTTTTGTCCTGCTCCTGCATTGCCCGTGTCAATATAAACATCTCCTGCCGCATCAGCAGTTAATCGGTCTGAGGGGTGGTCGTTTATGATTGTTGCGATAACTTGGCTACAAGAACCCAAAGCATAATACAAAAATGCACCGTGGTTAGCAACTAAGTTAATGTTCGCGCCACTTGCAGTTTCTATACCTTTATATTGGTATTCATAATTTCTTGCTGTTCCGAGGGATAAATTGAGTTGCTTAACCTCAACATCAACATTCGGGAAAGAAGCAGATTCTACAACACCGAGCCAGTTATCAGCATTTAATCTCTTAACAGTCCCATGCTTTTGACCAACGCATGGTGCGCCATAACCTCTGATAATGATAAAATCACCATTTGCTTCAGTATGGGTATGAGCAGGGCTAATTGTAATACTAGAAACACCATTTGCTGTGCAAGTGTGGGAAGAAGCAGGAGTTGTTGTTCCTGCTGCGTAATAATCAACAACGCATCCAACATAAATATCCTCAACAAGAAGATAGTTATTTACAAAATCTACTTCTGCTTGAATAACAGTTGCAGTAGTTGTGCTGTGATTCAAACCAATATACAAATCAGTTTCCGGCACTAACGCCAGATTTGCTCCGCTACCTAAAAATATGTCCGTATTAATCGCCATGTTGTTTTCCTCCCCTATTTAACAAACCTACTAGGGAATACTTACTGCAAATCGTTTCGCTTCTAAATTCACTTTATATCCAAATAATCGCTTTGCTCGGTCATTTGACTCACTTCGGGAACCTACAAATAATTGCTGGAAACGGGAACCGTCCGAAGCAGTATAACCAGTACGCTTGCTCTCAAGAACCCTACGAAGTATCAAGTATATAGCCCTTAGCCTGTCTTTCCCGTAGTTTGCATCCAGTCCTCCCCTCTCATCATGAAGGACTCGGATGTGTAAAGTGAACGAATAGGTTTCATTCCTTACATCATAATGAACCGTAGGGTATTCTAAATTTTGAGAATCTTCAAAAACAACGATTGTTGCCGGAGATTGGTTCAAATCAACACGAACACCTTTATTTGCAGTGGTTGTTCTAATGTCAATAAACTGGGGAACAACAGCATGAGAAGCACCAATATCCCCACTAGAGACTAAAGCCGTGGCGTTAGAAGACCAGTTATTGCTAAGTAAATCTATGAGTAAAGAGACTTCATCCATTTTTGCACCTCCTCATTAATTTGTTTATTGATGTATTTTTCATATTCTTCCATAGCAAATTGCTTTACTTCATCATCGGAAAATGAAACATCATAACCAAGTACAAGAGACAATTCATCCATAGCGAGTTTTCTTTCTTTTTGAATCTGCAATAGTTCATTGAACACTTTCATGTCAATTTCAATTGCCATTTTATCACTTTCTTTCTACTTTGCCATCGGCATTAACAATTGCTACTATGTAATCGCCATAATATCTTTGTTTTTTACTGTCTATAAAGTATGTCCCATCATCGCTCTCTTTGATATATTGGGGTTTCTTTGTATTTTCTGCTTCATCTATTGCATCTTCAATAGCACTTTCTAATCTGTCGTAGTTATTGTCCACTCTTTTTAAAATATCTTCCCACATATTCACAACCCCATAATATCCCTTACGATGTTTTCCATCAAATCTTCTGTTATATCTGCATACTTTTTGTATTGCTGTAATCCTTCTTCTTCTGGAGGTTCCATCATCATGGCTTTATTTCTAGCATAACCTTTGGCACTTCTTTTGAACTTTCTTGAATCGTAATCTTCAACATCGGGATAGTTTGTAATTTTGCTATTGCCTTGTTTTTCATTCTTACCGTAAATTACTACAGAATTAATTTTAATTTTATCATAGCCGCTAGAATGTGGGTCAACATAATAAAATTGATATTCTACTAAATTATCATCTTCCTCTCTCCGATTAGAGTCTCTATATTCTAATCCCAAAGCCTCAACCTGAACATTCCCCTTCTTAATTGTATCTAATATAAACCCGTCTCCGGTATAGGGACTATCTCTTTCGTATATTCTCATAGCCGCACTTCTAATCTCTGCATGGAGCCTACCTTCATAGTAATCAACAATCCTGTCAATCTCTGCAAAAACCTTTTCTTCATCAGGCATCTTATAACGACTTTTTCTAATAACATCTTTCCACATACTATCACCTAATCAATAAAATAGACAATATCGGATTTGCCTTTGAGAATATCCATCGCTTCTTTCTTGAGAATATCATACTTTTCTTTTGTTGAAATATTTGCTCCTGTTTCAGCAATAAGAATACTTTGGTCATCATGCCGAATAATTTCTGCCGCAACTAATTTCGTAGCGGCTTCGTGAACTGCGGCGGGAACCCTTGCATTTCCAGCGATGTAAGAAACAAGAACAGAGTTTCGCGTATGGTAGGGGTAATCTTGTAAGAAGAAAATCCGACCCTCCTCATTTAATAGCCAATAACTTCCATCTCGTTTCATGTTATCTTTGTCCGTAAAGGAACTTAGAGTGCAGACTTCTGGAATTTCATCGGTGGTTGTAAATGTAAGAACATTTGTGCCACTCCCACTTGCCGCCGCAGAAAGAACAACATTTGTTGAGTCCGTGATAGAAGTGATAGTAGAAGTTGTTCCCGTGATACCTGTTCCGCTTACGGTCATCCCAACCTTAAGTTTGCTTGAGTCTGCAACTGTTATGGAAGTGTTCGTATTTACCGTTGTGCAGGTTTGTTTTATGGTGGCTTTGATGACACAATCAGCCCCGTCATCTCCCGAAAGTAGGGATGAGATGAGGACAGTCCCGCCATTTCCTTCCTCCTTTTGGGCAAAGAAAAAGTCCGAAAGGGATAAATTAGAAGAAGTAAGGCGTTTAGGAGAAGTTGCTCCAGTATATTGCGCTGTTGATGGAAAGTCTTCATTTACTAATGAAGAAATTTCACTTGCGGTAGTTTTAATCCCAAAGGTATTACAAAATTCAGCACGAGCCAAATCACTAATGGTATTTTCTGCAACAAGTTCAAAAGAAACTCCATTATTTGGCAGTTCCAAAATAATAGAATGCATATCTCTAAAACCATCATGTAGTTGTATTTTTGCTTGAGCAGATGCAATTTCCTTATATTGACTTCCTTCCCAAACCAACAAAGAAACAATTTTGCGAACTTTCATCTGCCTTAGTTGAATAAACCCAACATAACCACCATAAAGAGTTTGGCCTGGATGATTTCTAAATTCAAAGTTATGTATTTCTTTTTTAGTAATTATTGGTCTATAACTTCTTTTGAGTTTATCATCTACTGTACCTTCAATTCTTTTAATAATTTCTCCAACCTGTTTAACAGTTGGGTAAGTAGTATTGCCAAATTCTGGCACTTGAAGTAAATGAGCAACTGCTTTAAAATCTGTATAAAAACCATATCCAGTTTCATAAGATTGTGCTACACCCGAACCAGTATGATAGGAATTAGAGTAATCACTAGGCGATGAGATGATAGACATTAATCTTCCTCCATGTTATCTACTTGGCCTTTAATCTCAACACCAAAATCTGCAAGGTCTTCTAATCGCTCTTTCATTAAATCAATATGATTAGCCATCTCTGCTGAAATGTATTGACCACCAGAGGCATATGGGCCTGAATCATACTCAGCCTTTAATGCCCCAAAAGGAATAAGGTCGGCTTTTATTCTCTTTAATTGTTCTGTTAAGCCTCTCATTTTATACGCAAAATCTCCACCAGCCCTTGATATTTTTATGTCATCATCTACTAATTTCGCAAGAGAGGGAAAAGAAAGTTTTAATTCTACTTTATTGACTGAAACAGTATCAATTAATTCAAAGGAACCTTGTAGCATTTTAATAACATCTGGTTCATCTTTTAATGACTCCATTATTTCATCTATCCCTACTTTATAGTAATACACTTCTTCTTCCTTATCACTGGACAAAAAATCCTCCGGTATCATGTCTTCAAAGGTAAAAGAAAGAATCGGCTTTTGTTGCCCACTTGTGGTTTTAGCAAGTAAAGAAACTGCCCCCTTGAAATCTTTCAATTCTACTGTTTTTCCCTCTGTCCACTTTAAGTCTGTTGTTGCTAAGAACCCACCAGAAAAAACCCCTCTGGATTTGATTTGCTTTTCTTTCGCATCTAAAAATGCTTGAGCCAAGTTTTCCGATGCTTGTAGTATTCCTCTGGGATTATTTTCAAGAGAATAATATAAAGTGGGTTTATCCCTTGCATCTTCGGGAACTAACTTAAACGATAAAGTCAATGCCTTTCCTATTTGCTTTGAAAATACTGGATTTCTAGTGAGGCTATTCTCTCTATTTGATAATTCTTCTACTAGTTGTGGTTTTGTCATGGTTCTTTGTCCAACTCCCATTAAACCGTCGCCTTCAAGAGATTCATTATATAAATTAAGAAGTTGTTCTTTTTTCATTTTACCATAGAGTTCTTTAGAGTTTTCTATGCCCTTAAGCCGTTCCTTTGCGTATTTGTTATATTCTACTGCAAAACTCATAGTTTTTTTAGTTGTGTCTTTTTTCTTTATTTTAACCTCTAAAACATAAGGCGGCTTATCTGCCTTAACTGTAAGTGGGTTTTCTCTTAAGAATCGTTCTAAAGCAAATTCGGGTAGATTTTCCATATCCCTGCCAAATTTAAACATAGAATATCCTTTCATTCTTTGATAGTCATTTGAACCAGTATATACTTCATAAAGAGTGGTTTCTCTGGCGTAGTTATCCAAGGCAACACGCAACGCTTCTCTTGCCTTTTCATTTCCGCCACCCCTCAAGTATTGCGACCAAGCGTAATTATCGCTCTTGTAGAAATCGTAAGAAATTTCTTTATCATTGATAATTTCTTGAACAATCTCGGCAAGAACTCGCTTAAAATCTTCGCCTTCTTCCTGTTCTAAATCATCAAATAAAGTATCAAGAGTATCATACATTTGAGGACTCAAAGTATTGTGTTCCTTTGAATCCGCAAGAATGTACCTTTCAATGCTTTGTTTAACAACATCTCTATCTCTGGGCATAATTTGGCTTCCGCCCCCAATCCAAGAAATGCCATATTCCATGTTAAACGCCTCACATTAACCATTTAGCCCAAGCCGCACCTTTTTGGATTGCCGCACCTAAATGAAGCCCACTTGATGGCGGCTCATATGACATTTGCCCTTGAGCATCAACCCAATAAGGCCTTCCGTAGCCATCTGTTCCAGTTGGAGGAATAGGGTAGCCGGAACCATTGTTCACGGCTCCCTGCATCTGTTGGTATTGTTGAGTATTTCCCGTTAGCCCTGCCACAGCCATACCTGCGGAGGGTTGTTGTGGTTGTCCCCCACCAAAGCCTTGAGATTCAAGGTATTGCTGTTTTGCCATTTTTCTTTGCATGATGACTTCGGTATTGATTGCCGCCCCAAGAATTTTTTGAATGTCTAAATCAATATTTTCTTGTGTGATTTTTTGGTACTCCATAAGAGTATCTGGATTAACCGTCATATTACCGCCATTATTTGTAAAAGACAATTTGCCCAACATATCCGAGACTGTTCTTTGAACGACATCTTCCATCAATTGTTCTAGTGCGGCCAAAAACATTTCGCCATGGTATTGGAAAAATTCTTCTACATGGTTATCCTGCAAAGAAAGTAAATTATTTACATTCTTAAACTGCTGGTCGTTCTGTGCTTGAACTGCTCCTAAAACAGTTCCATTACTTGTTCCTAAAAATCCCATATTTATTCCTCCTTTTCAAGTTGTTCTGGTGCTTTAACTCCGTTTTGAATCATCAAGTAGTTTAATCTATCCGTCAAAATATTAATTTGCCCGACCAACTCTATGGCCTCATTCGTGGCCGACCTGTTATCTTGTAGAGTGGGTGGTTTAATAAAATAACCTGCCGCCGTGAGTGAGGCCACTTCGGTTTTGCTTAGGTGAGTAGTGGGTTTTCCCGAAAGGGCTTTCGGCATCCTTGGCTTGAATGCCTTGAAGTCTAAGCCATGTTTCTCAGCAAGAATTTGTTGCTCAAGCATTTCTAATTGTTTAAACATTGATGCGTGTTTAGGGCAGTATGTTCCTCTAAGGGGTCGTCCCTTCTTCACTTTTTCTAAGGGAATAGGCGGTCTTAAATGGTCGCCCGATTCCCAAATATGGTGCATTCCGCAGACTACGCAACGGTCTTTGAGATTAAATTTCTTTCCGAACTTGAAGAAAAGAAAGGACTTTGGTTCAGGAGAAAGAACTTTAATTAATTCTTTTTCTTTCTTCTTTGGTTTAATATTCATAAACTGGTATTCTATTACATTACCTGCCGTTCTTGCCTGTTCAATTGGATTCAACATTGGGTTGAATGCCGTTGGTGCGTTTTGTCCTATAATTTGTTGTTGATACATTTAATCACTCCCTATATTTCCATGCTCTAAGTCTTCCCTTTCTATTTACAATCTTAATTTTTAATTTTCTCAAAAGAGGTTTAATTACAGAAAGCGCTTCTGTTGAAGTTATCCCTCTTTTCCGCATTAACTTAATTTGGCTTAAAACCAACTCCTTTTCTCTTGGGTGTTTTTCTAACAAACCTGCTGACTCAATAAGGTTTTGAATAGCAACAATTTCTTGTACTTCTTCTATGGGGTTTATATCGTCCCAATTTGCTCTCTTTTTACGGCGGGGAAAGACATGAATTCTCATATCAATCTCAATTAACATAGCGACTATTGATTGAAAGGCTCTTTTAGTGGAAAGGGTCTTTTTTTCTTCTAACTCTAATATTTGGGAAATAATGTCTGCAATTACTGGGTGTTTTTTCTCTACTTCATTCAAGCGTTTGCGAATATTGTCTAACATTTGTTCTTCCGTTCTAGCATGATAAATTTCCCTAGAAAATTCAATTTCTTTACCGTCTCGCACAATGCGTTCCTTCAAGATATTTTTCCACATAATAATCAGTAATCCTTTATCATCGTGGTAATTCCTCTATAAACCATTTCGGGTTCCGACTTTGCTGATACAATATATTTAAAACAAGGTATTCCTTTGTCGTTAAGTTTTCTCATTCCGTATGCAAACGGTTCAAATATTTCATGTTTGTCTATCTGTTGCCCTTCTGCTAGTGGATATTTCTTTCCCCATATATCATATTTATTTGCCCAAATACCTACTGCCATTGGAAAATCAGAGTCTTTTTTCTTTTTGCCATTTGACCATGTGTTTGAAATGATTGTATCTATTAAAAATTTCCATGCTAATTGGTGGTCTAAATTTGAAGTGCTATCTAAATGCCTATGGTCAATCATAAATATAACATATTTGACTCGGCGTTCTTTCATATCCTTTTCCCATTCTTTCCAGTAAATTGCTTCTCCTCCAATATCTGCGCTTCTTACTGTGTGTGAGTTTCCATCAATTTTAATATTCTTTCTTGATGCTCTATGTTTGCCAACTGTTCTTTGATTAATCTGTGGCACTTCTCCTCTTGTTCTTAATTGATGACTGAGTGTTGTTTTTCCAACCATTGTTGCACCATAAACTCCGAAGTTAATCGCATGAATTTTTTTGTAGAATCCTATAATTGCTTCACCAACTAAAATAGCAAAGCCCGTCATTAGGGACATTTTTAACCACGCCTTGTTAAATCTCTAGTTGGCGGCCTTAATACTGAACCTCCGCTCACATCTCTATACATATTAATGGGTGGCAAAACAAAATCCACAATCCCCTTTCTTTTCATTCTCTTCCAAAATGATACTGCTCTATGAACAGGTTGCCCATATATTTTCAAATCCTCTATTTCTTTCAAATCATTGACCATTTCTCTAAGGTATTCTTCTCCTTTGCCTTGATTCATTAATTTTTTATTTACGGAAAATGCGTCAATGTGCCAAAGTGGGCCTTTTTTAGATTTGGAAACTTTTCTAAATGTCCCTCTAGCCATTTTATCTTCGGATTCCCATGCTCTTAAACCTTCAAATTTTGAGTCTGTGATTCTACTTCCCACATCATCTAAAATCTCAAATTCCTCTCCCGAATCTAAAAATTTACTTCTATATTTTTTGGGCTTATCTTGAAAGAAAACCTCATTCCTAGTCCTTACAGGAGCCTTCAATATTTTTTTCCACATATCAATGCCCCCACCCGTTTAACAAAGTGTCAAACAGGAAACCCATGATGTTTATATCAAAAACACCAAGAATGTTTCCAATAAGAAAACCCGAAAGACAGGCACAAAAGCCCCAAAAAACGGCTCTCATTTTCAAAAAGAAAATGTCAGCAGAGTGCGCTCTTTGAGCATTGTAAGCGTAATCCGAATCGGAAAAGCCCATCAAATCTCCAAAGACCACTTAACCACCTCATTGTAGTGTGGCTAAGAATTCCGTCCCAAGAGTATTTTCTTCCTGTTCAACAGGTTGAGAGTAGGCAAATGGAACTGAAAACTGTTTTGCACTTTCTCGCATTTTTTGTTTTTGTTGCTCGTCTCTAGCCTTTCTTTCCCAGTATGCCGCAATCTTTCTATCAAGAAGCCACATCTCAATTTTATCATTTAAGGATAAGTCAAAGAGGGCTTTAACAACCATGATTGCTCCTATTGTTCCAAGGCCAAATAATATTGAGTGGGCTAAAGGCCCATAAGGAAACCCTAGACCAATCATAGCATAAGCATATACATTTGCTCCACTCAATGCCCCGACAAAAAGAATTGTCATAACTAAGCGAGTGTCTTGATTAAGAGCCGCCATTATATCACCTCAACTAAATTCAACGGAAACTGCCGCACCTTCTCCCGTTCCAGAAGAAATGCTCAAATAAAGACCATTTACAGCCAATACACCATGCATATCATACTCCATCATTTCCGGCCCTGTTCTTGCGGCAGGGTCGGCAGGGTCGGTTTGAGCAACAATCATCCTTGCTAACTCTGTTCCGCTTGCGGCAGAAGCATTATCAAAGACCTTAATTGTTGTCGGCTTCGTTCCTGTAAGGACGGCATGAATTGAAATCAGTCTAACTTGGCCCGCAAAAATAGCGGCATTGGCTGTCTTGACTCCACTTGAACGGCATTGTGGCATACGCATAACCTCTCTTCATTCCCCACTTGCGGGGGCTATATTTAGGCTTTCCGCCTACTCCTTTAGCGCAGAAGAAGCCTTTTTGGTAGTCTTCTTCTTAAGAGTCTTCTTTGCTTTAGGGAGTAATAGGCCACAAAGCGCAGAAGCATCGGAAAGGTCTTCTTCAAGTTGCTTTCGCAAAATTACTAACTGTTTTTCAGTAGTTTCTGCTAAGGCTTCTCTATCGGACTCAACGAAAGTGAACATAAGGTTTCTATCGCCAATTTTAGCAATAGCCCATTCTGTTCCCACTTCTAACTCTGCATTTGTTCGGAGCAAACCAAAAGGTGTTTCTAATCTCCCCACATTTGATTGGGAAGAAAATTTGACTAGAGCCAAATTAACACCTCAAAGGTTTCCATAAACACGAACACGAACACTTCCGCCGTTAGCATCGTTAGAAAGCGTTGTTCCACTAGCCATTGTTGTATGCATAAAAGCAACCGAAGTCGCTGATTCATAAGCACCAGTAGCACTGCATTCTACTTTGATAGCGATGTCATTCGTGCTGTTGTTAGGATTGTCGTCTCCTGTAATCATAACCGCAGTAATGGTGTTAAGACCAAAATCGGAGGCAGGAATCACTGAACCAGCCGCAACGACTTGGCTAATATCAATAACTGCATCCACGAAATATTCGTCTCCCGAAACTCTAGGTGTTGTCATACCTTTATGGTCTGCTAAGACCGTAATTGCTTTGATAAGTGCCAACTAAAACACCTCACTTAAGGTTGGTAATTTTGCCTTGACCCTTGAAGTACGAACAGCCCATTTCAGCAATTGTTCGGTACAATGCTCGGTTGCCGAGTTGTCCGACGCCGAATGGGTTTCCGTTGCTAATACCATCTTCAAAGTATTGAGTTGGTTTCATAACAGCCATCCAAAGGTGGTCAGTGTCCAATAAGAGCATATCCGAAATGGTTCCCGAATCAGCCGAAGTGCTTTGCATTTGAGCAACTGGAATCAAAGGAATGTCGTAGTAGGTTGCCACACGGAAACCAACTTCTGCACCCTTAACACCACGAACACCGTTCACGGTTGGCACAATTTCCTTTCTGTCCATAAATCGCTCTTGGCTCTGCAAGAGGTCGGAAAGCGTTTGAAGGGTGTCATATCCAGTAAGAATAACCTTTGGAGAGCCACCGTTCTGTCGCAATTCACGAAGCGTTGCGTTGAGAATGCTCAAAGTAAATGGCCGAGAACCACCCGAAGCATAACTGCTTGCACCATTAACGACACAATCAAGGAAAGAAGCACTATCACGGTTGGTTCCGTAAATGTGGTATGCTTCCGAAATGTCGTTGGTAATTGAAGAAACAGGGAAGTTATCTGCGTCCATTTGGTCTAACTCAGCGTTAGACGAAACAATCTTGTAAAGCGAAGTATAGTTTCTCTCAATCTCTGCGGCGGCGTTGGTCTTATCTGCTTGAAGGTATGCTTCAAGAGGAGCCATCAACATGAGGTTTTGGGATTCAGCGTGATGCTTACCCATATCTTCACGCATTTGCGCTCTAATATCACCGATACCATCATCAATTTGAGCCATTTCCATAGCCAATTCGCTGAAATCAAACTGATGAGCAACGATTTTTGGACTCATGAAAAGAGTGCTGTATTCGGGAGCAATAGCGATTAAACCATCACCGGAAGTTGAAAGAGAAGCATTCTCTGGCACACCACCGATATGGTCAAGGCGTGGAGCATCAGTTCCAGCCAAATCCGTTCCAGTTTGGGTAAAGGAATGGGTGTTGCCCGTTCCACCAGCAGGACGCTTTGAAAGAACTCTCCAACCGCTTGAAGAATAAGGACGCTTTGACATAACAGAAAGAGCGTTCACTTCACGGTTTAGCATTGACCAAACCTTCTGTCCGAAAAGAACATTGTAAAGGTTTCCAGCAATACCAGTAGTTGGGGAGGTTTGAGTAGCGGCATCATGGCCACCGTGGAGTCCACTAACGGCTCCGGCGGTCTTCAAGAGCATATTGTTTGCTCCGTTGAAGTTAAGTCCATAAGTTTGTGCTTCTAAATCTGCAATAGTGTTAATGTATCCTACCATGTTATCACCTCAAAGGTTTCCTCCAAAAGCCATTTTATGAATCGTGTTCCAATCCATTTCGGCTAGTTCATCCATTGATGGGAGTGTAATTGCGGCTTCTTCTTGAGCCTTGATGATTTGGGCCTTTTCGGAAGTCAAAGACTTGCGAAGTGCGGTAAATTCATCCTTAAGAGATGCAATCTCGGAAGCGGCATCGTATTGGGACTTTGCGAGGATGTTCTCACGGGTTCCCTTTTCAGCCTCAAAGCGATGTGCAAATTGCTTTTGGAGGTTGTCATAAGCCAACTTCTCAAGTTGTTCTTGACGGAAAGCCTCGTAAGCCTTCTCAATGTTTCCAACGCTTAGGTCAAGGGTTTCCAATTCAGTGTTCTCAAATGCCTTAACAACTGGCATATCCGTTGCTCTTGGCTTTCCGTTGTCAATAACGATTCTGTCAGCAGGTTCGCCAATTTCAACACCAGCACCGTCAAGAGTAGAGACATATGCCTTTGCTTCTCTTTCAGGGTCTTCTGTTTCCATAGACTCCAAATCTTCCATCTTTTCGTCCATCATCTTTTCAGGCATCATTTTCTCGTCTTCATCAGCGAGTTTGCCCATATCTTCTTCTTCTTCCTTTCGGAGAGTATTCACTTCATTCATTAGTGCATCCAACTCTTCCAGTGCTTTTTCCAGTTTGCTCATGTTTTTCACCTGTTTTTTGTCTTGTTTCAAAATATCAAATTTTGCTTCGGGGTTAATTCCTTTTTCGCAGATAGTGACTTCGTGTAATTCT